TTTCCTCATCGGATAGATAGATGGAAGTTATCTTATCCTTCATCATAAGCGTGAGGTTGTTGTATGATATTTCCCACAGAACATAGTCAAGGGTCCACTTGTATCTCTCGCAAGCTGCGTCTATGAGAGAGCCCCAAATGGTTCTGCCACCAAAGATATACTGATTACTGGAGTCTTTGGCTTGGTTTATCTTCTCCATGCGCTCCGCTTCCTTGTCTATTCCACATTCCGTGATGATGTCGTGAAGCTTGTTATCTGAGAGTATGGTGATGAGAAGAGTAGCTATATCATCGTTATCACAGAACTTGAAGATGATGTTTTCCCTTGCCTTCAATATGCGTGAACTGAGCATATCGGATTTCTTCTGAAAAGTGTGGTAGGCTATTAGCTTACAGCAAAGACTTCGATTCTCCTCTACTACACGAAGTGCTTCAATGAGGGGATTCAGCTTTAAGTTATCATCTTTGATGCCTAGCTGCTTAATCAATGGAGCAGTCAAATACATCTTGCCTAAAGTCTGAGGGTAGATAAACATGTGCCTTCTACCTATCTGTACGCCTAGAGGTGTATCTGTTAACACCATGGCTATCTTTGCGCCAATCTCGATGTCATTCTTCATAAGCCAATAATTTTGTTAGCCCCCAAGGCAGGACTCGAACCTGCGACTTACAACCAGCTATTTAAAGACCACGCTGGATTTTTTGTGTGACGGACTTTGGTCTCGCTCTAACCAACTGAGCTACTTGGGTAGGTTGCCGACTGATAACCCTCAATCGGCAGAAGGGTGAGAAGAAATCAACGTATTGCCTTATGGCTCACCTTCGACCTGTCCGTTTGTTGGAACGGTTACTTCTGTTTCTGTGTCTGTAGCACCTGCAGGATGCTTGAATGTAAGAACGTATTCGTCTGTCTTTCCCTTAGCCTTCTTGGCTGTGATGATGCGCCAACGGAACTGACAATATACGGTCTCACCCTTTTTGTTGGTGGTCTTTGCTACTTCGTCACCCTCTGGCACAAGAGCCTTGTGGGTGTACTGCATCAAAGCACCATCCGCTGAAGAATATGACTCCTCCACGCTTACGGTTGACTTTCCGATATAGCAGCCAGGGTTCTCTGCATCTTCCGGCTGAACAGCGATAGCGTAGTTTCCTTCGATAAGTCCATCAATGGTAGGGAATGGCTGAGGTAAGCCCTTCTTGATAAACTCTTGATAAACGAGTTCGTAGGTGGACTTAGTTGTCTTGGAATCGACAATACCGCCACCTTCCTCCTTAGCTTCTGTTGTATCACCCTTGGTAGGGTTCAACTGGGTAGTGTCCTCCTTTGGAGTATCGAGCTTCTTCCAGTTGTTTGTAGCAGAACTAAGGTCACGAACATAGATGGATGGTTTTCCCCATGTTGTTACTGACATAATCTTAATCGTTTATAGTTTGATACAAAATTTTGTTGTTAATGATGTGCTCACCTGTGCCCTCGCAAGCTATTACCCTCTGCTCGCTCATAGATAAGCGGAAGTCTGATCCATGAACTGCTTCGAAGGTGGAGAAGGAGAGTTGACATAACTCGCGGAGCCTTGCCGTATTCTCTTCCTTTTGGGTATTGCCTTTCTTGGTGGTGGTCTGGTCTTGAACGTAGATATTTACATTCACGAAAGCTTCTTGTATCTGCGATGTTCTATTTGCTAGAATGGAGATACAAATATCTTCCTTGCCTGTTGTACCAGTGCCATAGTAAGGTCTTCCTCGTTTGCAAAGACTTCCTGTTACAGCAGCCTTTAATTTGGAAGAAGAGATAATGTTGTACACATCATCCTTGATGTCAATATCCGATTTCATAGCTTAATCTGATTGATTCTACTTACGGCTTTATCCACAGCGAGCTTTAGTTTCCCATCAACGACGGAACGTGCCCATAACTCAGTGGATGCAAGCACATCTTTATTTTCTTTAGCTTCTACAAAGTCTGCATAGTTCATAGCCGCGACTACTACCAATGCGTAAACCTGTGAGTATTCCTTGGCTAGGTCA